TACAACAAAGGAGTATGAAATGGCAATACAACTAATGACCACCAAGGGTTACGCTAGCGATAGCGTCAAGATCTTGGTCCATGGTCAATCCGGCGCTGGTAAGACCACTCTTATCGGTTCTCTTCCAACACCAGTAGTGATCTCAGCAGAAGGCGGTCTATTGGCACTTGCTGATCTAGAGATTCCGTATCTCAACATCACCAACATGACAGAACTTATGGAGGCTTTTGAATGGCTATCGCAGTCAAAAGAAGCTGCTCAGTTCCAGAGTGTCGCAATCGACAGCATCTCTGAGATCGCGGAAGTTGTTCTTAACACTGAGAAAAAACTGACCAAAGACCCTAGACAAGCCTATGGCGCACTTCAGGAACAAATGACAGACCTGATTCGCGCTTTTAGGGATTTGCCTAGCAAGCATGTGTACATGTCGGCCAAAACGGAGAAAGCGACAGATGAAAACGGAAGAATCCTCTATAGCCCCAGCATGCCAGGAAATAAACTCGGTCAGATGCTACCTTATTTCTTTGATGAAGTTCTCGCTTTGCGTGTTGAGCGCGATAGTGACGGTAACAATCATCGTGGGCTTATGTGCGATTCTGACGGGCTGTGGACAGCAAAAGACCGATCAGGAAAGTTATCACCCTGGGAAGATGCCGACCTTGGCTTAATCATCCGCAAAATCACTGGTGAACTATGAGCATCATCGACAGAGTTGAAAATATAGAGCAACTTGACGAAATTAGTGAAAAACTAAACGACCTTTTAGAAGGTGTTGAGATGGTAGTAGCCATATCAGCATTGGCTAATATGCTTGTCGAGTGCTTTGGCGAGATTGGCTCATCAATTAGCGCCGATCAAGCATTAAACACATTTGCCAGTGTTACTGAGCAGATGCAGATTGAACTAGAAGAACTTCTAGATATTAACATTGCAGAACAATCACATTAAGGAACATATCATGGCTAATTTAAATGAGGTTTTTACTCTTGATTCTTTGCCTACTAATAGCACTGGAGGTTTTGACCCTATTCCCATGGGTTGGTACACCGCCAGTGTTATGGATGCGGTTCTGAAAGACTCCAAGTCTGGCGGTCAGTACATCAATGTGCGCTATGACATTCTTGGGCCAACCAATGCAGGACGTGTTGTCTTTGGCATGATCACGATCCGCAATGCTAACGTCAAAGCCGAGGAGATCGGACGTATACAGTTAGGTGATCTGATGCGGGCAATCGGTCTAGCCAAGATTGGCGACACTGATGAACTCATTGGCGGCAAATGCCAGATCAAGGTAGAGATCCAGGAATCAGAAGGCTATGGCGCTCAGAATCGCGTAGTTGGTTTTAAAGCTGTGTCTAACGCCGCACCAAAGTCTAGCGGATCTGAAACAGCCGCACCGCCCTGGAAGAAAAAATAATTCAGCCATTGGCACAAGGAAGTGCCGACCTAAACTGGAGTATGGCCTTGGAAATAAAAGACACAACAAACACAATTGCTTCGTTAATCGATCATTATCATGCGAACAATCAGGAATTACCTCGCCCTCATCTCGGAATTTCTCTTCTGGGTCATTCTTGTGACCGTCACTTATGGCTCAGTTTCAGATGGGCAGTCATACAAAAACATTCTGGACGTTTGCTTAGATTATTTAGGCGCGGTCAGCTAGAAGAAGATCAGGTCATCAAGGATCTTAAGTCTATCGGCATTGGCATTAACTCGCGCCAGACGCATGTAGACTTTGGCTCACATATCTCAGGATCAGCAGATGGCCTATTAACTGCTGGCGTACCAGGACATGAGGCCGAAAATCTAGTGCTGGAGATCAAGACACATAGCAAGAAGTCCTTCACGGCACTAGTCAAGCATGGCCTGGAGAAAGAAAAGCCAGTGCATTACATTCAGATGCAGGGCTACATGCTAGGTCTGAAGGTTAAGAAAGCCCTGTATTTTGCTATCTGTAAAGACAATGACGAGATCCATACTGAGATAGTTGACTTCAACTACACTGCCGCCACAAAAGCTATTGAGCGCGGCAAGAAGATTGCATTGTCAGAATACATGCCAGAGCCGATTAGTGCTGATCCGGTTTGGTATGAGTGCAAAATGTGCCCAGCACATACGTTTTGTCATAAGACACACATGACTGAGGAGGTCAACTGCCGAACTTGCGCTCATTCAACTCCTACAGCGGACTCAGAATGGCTCTGTGCTAGAAACGAGAACGAGCCTATTCCAGTGTCTTGGCAACATCAAGGCTGTAACCAGCATGTCCTGCACCCTGATCTAGTTCCATGGACCAGAGCGGAGTCCAGCAGCCCTAATGAGGCTGTTTACATCATTGATAGCCAACATGTCCGCAATGGTGAACCTGACGAGCGCGTGTATAGCTCTAAAGAGATTATCGCTAATCCTTCTGCTTGTGCGCTTGCGGATGATACCGTTGAATCATTAAGAGATGAATTTAACGCGAGGATAGTTGAGTGAAAATTCTAGTGGCATGTGAATATTCTGGCCGAGTTAGAGAATCTTTCCGAGCACTTGGGCATGATGCTTGGAGTTGTGATCTTTTACCATCAGAAGATAATTCTGATCATCATATTGTTGGCGATTGTTTATCACTAATAAATGATAATTGGGAAATGATGATCGCTCACCCGCCGTGCACTTATCTTGCTGTATCCGGTATGCACTGGACTACAAGAGGATTAAGAGATCCACAATTAACTGAAGACGCGCTGGAGTTTGTTAAAAAGTTGATGTACGCACCTATACCGCGCATTTGCATAGAAAATCCAGTGTCGATCATCTCATCACGTATTAGAAAGCCAGACCAAATCATTCAGCCTTGGTGGTTTGGTGAAGATGCCAGCAAGAAAACGTGCTTATGGTTAAGCGGTTTATCGCCGTTGATAGCGACAAATCCTTTACCTGGCGACAACAAGACTCGGAGAGCAAATCAAACACAAAACGGCCAAAACAAGCTAGGTCCTAGCGCAGATCGTTGGAAAGAGCGCAGCAGAACATATCTTGGCATAGCTAAAGCAATGGCAGATCAATGGGGATAATTTTTTTCATCTGACCTGTTGACATCTTAAATAATAAGACTATGATAGTCGTCAGTCCAGAGCAATTCAGCACTGGCAACCACTGGAGAGAGAGATGAACGCAATCACTATCGAAAAAGACGCAACTTTCGGCGACGAACTCTACCGAGGACCAATGGGAGCAGCAAAAATCGTTAAAGGTAGCAAATGGAATTACTATAAATGGCGGATCTACTTTTTTGATGTTGGTGCGCTAAAAGCGGATGAATACTTGGATCTTAAAACTCGAAAAGCCGGTAGAGAATTTGCGGCTCAATACGTTGTTTACGGGTACATCTAACAATCAATCGCCAAGGACGGCGCACTAACTGGAGAGAAAAATGCTATTCGTAATCATCATCGTAGTCGGATTCATCCTGCCAACGCTTGTAGCTACTGGCGCATACCATTTGTTCGACAATCTGCGCTATACCTACAAAGTAGAAAAAAAAGAACGCCAGCGTAGAAATCGTGACGCAAGCTATGCGAGACTCTTATGAACAACTTTTACAGAAGATTAAAACTAAAATTGATCATGCTACAGATCAAACGCCATCACCAGCAGATCAATCAACTTAGCCTCCATCTTGGCGAACTTGTACGCAAGAAAAGCCAGATCGAGATCAAACTAAACAGATAAATTTAACCGTAAGCTAGCAGAGCGGCAACATCGCTAGAGTCAGGACAGTGCGCTGCCTCTCTCGTGTCCATATAGCAGAATGTGAGAGCCTGACATTATTTATATAAGACCATGTACACATCAAAAACTTTATACACAACTTTAGAAGCGCCAGAATTTGAATCGCCAGAGAAGTCATTTATCGCAGCAATCATCAATGACGCAATCAAGTGCATCAACCGCAAATGTACTGAGCCATGCCATGTTGATGCAGACCTACGCTGGCTATTCTCATCACTATCAGATCCTTACTTTGAGCTAGTCGATATGGACCCAGAGGTCGCTAGAGAAAGACTTTTGCAATCTATTGCTACTGATATTAACTATCGAGTATTCCGTGACCGCTATAGGCGCTGGAAAGGCTTAGGCACTGCAATCAAGACAAATGAAATTAAAAAGATGAGCGCAAAGAAGTTTCTAGACTTCATGCATTCTTTATCAGATGAAGTGCCAGTTAAAAATTCTATTTAGGATGGTTTTGGCGAACCTAACTGGCACAACTAATAGCCTGGAGAAAACAATGGACGAAGACGAACATTACGCATTTGAAGAATGGCGCGAAGAAACGCCAATCAATGAAATCCTTACTGGCGATGAACTAGACATGGTGCTGTTCTGGTTCAAAGATCACAAATATGATCGCGCTATCAAAGAACTTGATGACTTTATCCTAGCAGCCTGGGAGAGGCACAAAGAAAATGAATACTGAAGATGACGATGATCTTGATGGCCCAAATATTCGCGTACTAGAGTGTCCTGTGTGCGCTAACCCAGTGTTCTGGCATGACCATGCGTGGCATTGTGAGTTTTGTAATTACCCAAATAATAATTAATTTAATTGGAGATGGAAAAAATCATGACAAAAAAAGACAAACTTGAATGCTTAATGCTTCTATCGGCGCTTGAGTCATATTGCATGGCCCAAGCAGATATTCGGCTTTTTCCAGATTACTTGATTGCTCAAACAGAGCGCGCGGTTAATATATTGAAAACGGAGATTTTGGAATCTGACCCCGTAAACTTAGGGAAGTCAGACGAATCGTAGTCTAATTACGATACAACGCAGTTTAATGTTAAATATTGGATACACAAAATGCTACACAAAATCTTGATACCATTTTTATTTGCGCCAGCAACATTTGCAGATGTTAGCTGCTACAACTATGGAACAATTACAAACTGCACCAATGGCGTAACAGCTTATCAATATGGCTCAACAATCACTAGCATCCATGCGCCAGATCAACAGCCAATAACCGCTTACAGATACGGCAATATCACCAAAATAGAAGCGCTAGAAGTTCGTACGCCAAGCCAGATATTGCCAGTACCATTAGGAACGTCAGTGCATGACTCACTTATGCTGGAACCAATCCACTAAATGATCAAAGCCAATAAAGAGGAGCAAGGAGAATAAAATCCCCATGAAGAACTTAGCGGTTTTAGACAGGGCCGCTAGCTTCTTCAGTTCTGTTAGTTCCTCTTTCGTCAGACCATTGCTAGTGTCAATAATCCTCAGTTCATCATCTGGCACTTTAAGTACCTTTCTGCTTGGTGAAGATTGCAATAGCGGAAGCAACCGCCAAGCCAGCAGAAACAATAGCACCCTGGAGTTCTGGCGATACTTTGATACCAATAGCCATCATAAGATAGACCAAACCGCGCCAAGTTGATGCTTCATTAATTGCAATGCCAAATTTATCGCCCATGAGATTTCTCCAAGAAAGTTTCCAAGTATTTTACAGCAAGTTGTAAGCCAGAGATATTATCACCTAACAATCCAAGCCCAAGATTGCATGATCTACATAATAATCCGCGAACTGTATTAGTATCATGACAATGATCAATGCAAATATTCTTTGTAGACCCGCAAATCATACAAACATTTGGTCCAATGCTTTCTCTAGTGATACCGTATTTTAACCTTTCTTGGCAGCGTCTTACTTTTATTTTATCTCTTGGCCTTTTGTTTCTACATTTTCTGCAAGTTTTTCGTCTGCCATCTTTTTTGTTTGTTTGCTCAAACATGCCAAGCGGCTTTTCGACCAGACAGACTTTGCAGATCTGAGTCATAACTTGGCTATTTGAAAATGCATTCCGTCTGCGCGTTTCCAAACGCCACCCCAGTCAAGTCCTGCATCAGTAAAACACTTCACTAGTGCTGGTGACATCGTTGGCTTTTTGCCGAATCCATTCCATGCTGCGTTGATGTCAATCGCCAAGCCCCAGGAGTGCAATGACATAGATGCCGCACCGCGCTTCTTGCGAATGTTAAAACATCCGTCCCAGGTCTTTACTTGCTCTGCTAGAAAACGATCATTGATGTTCTTAAACGCTTTCTCAAGCAAAGGCACAAGATCCTTGTTGCAATAGATTCGCTTTGGAATAGCGCCATGTTCTAATTCAGTAGGCACATCCCAGAGCGTCATGAACTTATGCTCATTAGCCCTAGGATCGCCGTACTTAGCAAAACAGTCTTTACTAGTGATCATGTTAATGACCTATAGCTATATAGCTAAAAGTTATAGCAGTTGTATTTGCTGGATGTCTAAGAGCGTAATAAAAATTAGATGGTCCGTTTGTATCGGTAGAAACAGTTACTATTACTGGAGCGGTTGCAGTGCTTGTAAAAGTAACAATGCTACTAGTAATCTGATAAGCGCCATTTGCAAAAGTAACAGGAAAATTTACAAAACCTGTAGTAAGATTTCCAGACAATCCAGTCCTTGAAATCTGCCCCCACTGGATAGCTAAACTGTTTGGTAAAGTTACATATCCAGAAGCTGCTGGCGTAGGAAGATCAAACCCGCCATAACTGTAAGTGCTTGTGCCTCTATCAAATCTTACAGCCGTGTTTGTTGGTGAACCAAGTCCCCAGGCCGTAGCGTTGTTGTATACATAAGCATTGTTTACGCCAGTAAATGCAGCGCCTATTTGTCCTTCTGTTGATGTAGCTGCCGTGAAGAACGTAGGCCCAACAGATCCGCTTGTCGGAATAGGTTGTGGAGAGCCAGAATCAATTGAATATTTTAACGTGCTGCCATCATAGCTAAGATAAATGTCATTCGCGGATTCAGTTGTTGACGTACCAGCGAAAACACAATTTGGAATTGATGATGGAGTTGTTTGAATAAAACCATAATAGACTTGAGAAAGTCCAGAGTCTAAAACATTACCAGTGTCATTGGACAGATAGACATTAGTTACGCCAGAAACATAAGAAGAATAAATAACGCTTCCAGTCATAACACCAGCGTTGTTTATCGTTTTAACCCTACGATGTTGCTGGAAAATTGATGTTTGATCGCCAGAAACACTAAAGCTGCTAGAAGACAAATAGCTTGGAGATCCGGCATAAGAAATCCAGTCACTTGATGTCGTGCTTGAATTCGGATCATTTACACCAGTGATGTTATCAAAATTATTTATAACAACACCATGGGTTTGACCATAGAAAGGAGCACCTTCTAGAACGATCTTATAACCGCCAGTGTCTGCATATGATCCAAGCCAGATCGTACCGCCAGTTTCACCGCGAGAATTTAATTGGATCGGATTAGGCCAAGGAACAGTGCCAGCTTCATCTTGATACGCAAGAAGTGGCGTACTAGTGCCAGCAGCGTAGAACCAGATCAGACCGCCAACTAGAAAGGTTGCATCGCCATTAAATTGAGCTTCTTGCAGGACTGGAGAAAGATATGCTGTCATGATTTTACCTGTTCAGTGTTGATGATGCGCCAGCCGCGCCAAGTGCCGGTGATGTACGTCTAGCAGCGTCCATAGCCATCAGCCTCATTAGCCCTGGCTCTTTAAAAGTTTGCCTAACAAGAAAGTCTTGAATTGCTGGTGCATATAAACCTTTAGCCGCATAAGCAGCCGCAAAGCCTGGAATGAATCCAGTTGCTCCAGCCGCCATGACATCTTTCGCTTGTAGACGACCAGCAGTGCCGGATTCAGGATAGCGATTGCCAACAAGCTCTTGAGCAGTTTCAGCGTATTCTTGCAACGGTAAATTGCCGCGAGAAAATCCAGTCCTATCTTTTGCCCTAAGCGCTTGCAATAACTGACTAGGCGTAGCAAGCTCATCCTTAACAGATGCAGTCATAGCCTTACCGAGTTGACGAATTTCAAAGTAAGCACGATCTGCATTGCGTAACTGAGTTGCATATTCTGGATTCTGAAGTTCCATCATATTATGCAATTGATGCTGTGCTTCTAAAATAGCATCGCCAACTCTGCGTTCATCTGCAATAGCACTACTTTCGTATTTTCCAGCAAGATTAGTAAGTTCTGAGTCAATTTCTTTGATGGTTACGCCATCAACTCTTTGCCCAGGCTTAAATCTGCTTTCAAGACTATGCTTAATGATAGCGTCAATCTGATCTCTATACTCAGGACGCATAGATACAGAAAGATCTCTAATGCCCTGCAAACCAGACTCAAGCTCTGGTGTCATAGATCCAGATGTGTTTTCAGTCAAACGCCCATAGGCTTCTTTAGCGGCTTTTTCTGCTTTCAAGAAACCTTCTCGACCTGCTGGTATCTCACCAACATTAATCTGCTTTGCTTCTGGCAAATCGCGATTAAGATCGTCGATGATTTTGCCAATCGCTGATGTGTTAAAGCTCTCCATTGATCTTAATTGTTGTCCAGTAATAGCCGGACCAACTAGCGGACTAGACTCCATTGTCTCTTCAAAGCGCTTTACACCACCGCCAACTGCTTGAGCAAATGATGGACGTAACCCAGCTTCATAGGATTCTTTAACTCCAGGCTGTGCTACAGGACCGCGAATTAACTTGCTAAGGCCAGCACCAAAAGCCTCACCGCCAAGTGCGCCAGCACCACCAAGAATAGCGGCTTTAGTCCTATCTTCTGGTTCCATCATTGAGGATAAACCAGCAGATCCAGCAACACGGCCAAGAACAGCAGCAGGACCAGCTCCAGGGATAAGCATTGTCGGAGCCATCTTGACAGCTTCACCAGCAAATCTACCAGCAGATGCAGGAAAACCACCGCGCTCTGATAATGCCGCCTCTTCTGCTGCAAGCTCTTCAGGAGACTTTCCTTTGCCGCCAAACATAGGAGCTACACCAGCATAGGCTTTGCTCATTTCATAGCCAAAGCCGCGCTTTAATGCTTCGCCAGTTGGCATCTTTTCTCTGCGATTAGCCGCAACATCAAGCGCTTTTAAAAAAGCATCATATCCTTCTGGGGCTTTTTCTGAAGCCATTCCAATCTTGCTATAGAATTCATCTTCAGACATAGCCATGATTATTTGCCCCCGTGCATTCTCTTATAAACTTTTGCGGCAGTTTCTTTACTAATATAACCCTCAGAAACTCTGTCAATCAATTCTTCAGGAGTCAATTCAGCTTCTTGAGCTATCAATCCTTCTTGCTCACGCAACCATTCATCAAATTTTGCTAAACGCTGTTCTGCTGGAACTTCGCTTGATGGATCACCAATAGATTTCATTCTTGCTTCTAGTTCTTTTTCACTTTGCGAACCAGGAGGGAATGGTTTAGATGCGACCATTTGTTGAGCAATAACTTCAAGAGCAGAAGTGGGAGTTGCTCCTGGAATGCTTACACCAATAAGATTGGCAAGCTCATTAATTTTCTTTGCTCCACCGCCTTGAATAGATTCGCGGATTAATTTTGAAATTTGTTGTGGAGGACGTAATCTAAAATAAGCGTTAATTGCTTGTTTGTTAGCATCTTTTCTGGATACTTCTAGTTCAACTGCTTTTTTTTCTCCAGCCTCTTTTGTTCTAAGATCCATTTCCTGTTCTGGCGTAACAAACCTAGACCCAGGAAGGTTTTTCTTAATAGCATCAGCTAAAGCCTTTTCAGCCGCTTGACGCTCTTTACTATTTGCTGGTAAAGAATCTTTGTATGCTCTAAATGCGTCAATATCTTGTGCTGGAATATTAGACTCTGGCTGACCATATTGCTGTTGAACGGACTCTGAATACCCTGGACGATAACCACCGCTTGGCATAGGCGCATTTGGCAATGGCGGTTGAACCTTTGGACCATATGGACCCATTTCTACACGGCCATATTGTTGTTCAGCGGTCATTGCTGGTGGCAACATACGTTTTTTCATTTCCATCTGCGTGTTCATTCTTTGCGATGGATAATTAAAACTTTCAGCAGACTGAAGAATTTGTTCTGGCGTAAAATCTTCAAATGGCACATCTGGCTTTATGCCATGAATATTTTCAATTTGTGCCAAAGTTGATCCTATTATCTGTTTGAATTGATATGGATTTTGTTGCCCAGAAGACATGTAGTTTTCTACTACAGGACCAAGAGCATTAGCAAAAATTTGTGCTTTCTTTGCATGTTCTTCAGAGCCTAATTTTGCAATTTCAGCCTGAGTTTTTTGTATGCCAGCGCCTTCTTTCATCAATTCATAGTTGGCCTTTTGTTGTTCAAGACCAAATCTAGGATTGATTGACATCAACTCTTGCATACTTGGTTGACGGCCAGAGCTATAGATTTGACGCAATCTTTGCTCATCTTCCATGGCTCTTTGCTTTTCAGTAAGCTCCATCTCACCCATCTTCTGGCGTTGATAGTTTTTTTCCCATGTTGCAGGATTAGTTGCTTCCAGCATCATTGAATACATTGAAGATAGATCAGACATAATTTTTGCCTTTAATAAAGTGCGCGAGGACCACCAGGAGAAATGTATCCAGGCGCAGCAGTTGATAATTGAGAAGATCCAGATGGAACATTTCCAAACCAGCCAGCATCTTTTCCTGCACCATAAATAGATCCGGCAACATTGCCAATTCCAGCACCAATGCCTAATGCGCTTTGTCCTTGTGCGGCAGCATTAGCCATATTTGATTGCATCATTGGAGCAGCCATACCAGATGCAAGACTATATGGAGCTTGCACAGCAGTTAAGCCAGTGTTTACGCCAGTGTTGTAAATGTTTGCAGCTTGTTGATTTGCGCCCATTAACAAATTGCCGTATTGGCCTTGCTGCGCTAGATTCTGATTAAATGCTTTAGTATACGCATCCTGCGCTCTTTGCCATGCTTGTTGAAATCCAGTAGCCGCTTGTTGCTGACCATAGCCTTGAGCCGCTTTCATCTGTGCGCCAGATAGCAATCCACCGCGAGCCGCAGCTTGTTGAGCTAGATTCTGCTGGCCTTGTTGCAACTGGAATTGATAGCCTGGAGTAGCCTGTAATTCAGCCAAACTGTTCACCATTGGCGTATACAATGGCGATTGTCGATATTGTTCTTGCGTATAAGGCTGCATGTATTGCTGGTACTGAGCCGTATCAGCCCATCCTGGCATACCAGCTTGATAACCAGCAGCAGCTTGTTTGCCAAGTTTTCTATATGGCGTCATCTCTTGATGAGAGCCAGTATAGATAGCTTTCATTATGTCTTCGTTTTGTTTTCTTGCCGCAGCAGATGAGCTAGATGCAGAAGCAGCACTTCCTCCAGCCGCAGCAGCACTAATACCAGCAGCAGCAATAGCAGCGCCTGTCATTGCGTCACCTCAAGAAATTTTTGTTCAATAATCATTTGATAATCCTCATAAGTATCCGCAAATATTTCATCTTCAATTTCTGCAACTGAATTTGTGTTAGATGTATGAACAGTCACCCAACTTGTATCAGTTTCACAATAAATTGCCCTTAAAGTTCCTGGTTTAGTAACGAAAACTTGCGGAGCTTGTACAGATTTTCTTTCGCCATTCTGATCATAAACAACACATTGTCCAGTTAGAACAATTGTTATGTGCTCAGACAAATGAGTCTTAGTAATTACTGTAATTCCAGCATTGACGTAGTTGCGCCTAGCATACAAACCATCAGCAAAGAAATGCTCCAATGGCGGTTCATATTCTTTTAAAAGACCGCGCTTAACGCCTTCTTCCATGCAGGACCTAAGTCCTTGAATGCGTTGAACTCCTGCTGGAACAATTGCGTTCATTATATTACTTTTTCTTCATACTTGGCTTAGACTTTCCAGCTTTAGACATTGCAATTGCAACAGCTTGCTTTTGTGGTTTACCAGCAGCCATTTCAGTCTTAATGTTAGAAGAAACAACTTTTTTACTACATCCTTTTTTAAGTGGCATAAATCACCAATGTACCCAGGTTGAACCATTCCAATAAACAGGCTTATTTAGATCAGTGTCAAAATAAGGCTGGCCGACATAAAGATTATTAGTAGGTCTATTCTTTGTAGTCCCACTGCTAGTAGAGGCATTAAGAATCAATTGAACTCGATCAAACCACTGCGACCAAACACCATTGGCTTTACTTTCTTTGTCAGCAATAGCTGATTGATTTGGAGCTTTTGGAAAGTTCATTATTTAGCCGCCATAGTTGCATACGCTGCTGCCGAAATGATGACTACTTTCACTGGATCGGTCACTCTGAACTTGAACACAAATGATCGGCTTACACCCAAACGCCGCCATTCCGCTCTTCGCAAATATTGACCAATTGCGCCAAAGCTAGTCCACATTTCACGACCATAAGTATACCCGCCGTCTCTACTGACTTGTAGCATGATCTGTGGCTGAATTGATCTTTGTGATAACCCAGACTCTTCTGTGATAAAAAGATTTCCAGACTGTGACTCAATAATCTCGCTATTTTGGGTGTTTATGTAAATATCACCAGCATCTCCACCAATTACACCAACGCCCTGTTGCATGTCCAATCGCAATCTATAGATATGCAACTTGTTAAAGCTAGTGCTTGCAAACAAATGCGGAGTGATTAACTCTCTAGCAATCAAGTCTCCGTTGTCAGTGTAAGTCTGTGGATCTAGAATATAAATATTGCCATTGCGATAATCAGTGACCGCAATTTGATTTCTATATTGAGCGCCAAAGTTAGCGTAATGCCTTGTTTCTCTACCAGAGACTAGTTCGCTCCAAGCATCTGTCGTTGCATCAAAAAGCCAAGTTTTTTGTTCTTTCTGGAAAGAGATTTGATAAAATTCATGACCGTTCTGACGATAGCCAAACGCGATAGCATCGCCAACATTTTCATATTGCGTTAGCAAATAGTCTAAATCTGGCGTAGAGACTACAACTGGCTGATAATTCTGTATGCGTATAACAGAGATCCCACCGCGCCTAGTGCGACCGAGATAGAACATTTCACCAGCACATCTAGCAACTGACCAACGAGCAGCAAGGCCAATGTCCGTAGGTGAGCCAGCAATCCTTTGAAAAGGAAATGGAAATGATCCAGTGTTTTGCCAGTATTCTTGAGAAACAGTTCCCAGCAGGACAAGATTTCCATTGTCTACAAAGACCGCTTGAAGATCATCCGTATACGCCTCTTTGCTAGCAAACTGTAATGGGTCCCAGTTAAAGCCATCGTATTGTCCAGATAGCCAAAACTGCTTAGTGTTTGGAACATTAATGACAAAATAGCTATCAATAAAGACTACAGTGTTAGCCCCTGGAAAATTTACGCCAGTGTAAGAGCTTGTTATAGATCTAAAGTTATCTATAACTTTTAGTGTGCCAGATGTTGCGGGCCAAGGATCTTGATAGCTGATAAGCCAGTCATCTGCATCAGTTACAACGCCAAGCCCGCTTGCTGATTGATAGGCATATCCTGTGCCAGTGCCAACACCAGTTGCTATAAACGTTGTTCCAATGACGTTAGATGATGATCCAATCGTGGTGAAGTTTGTTGTCCCTACAAATCCAATGGTGTAAGTTTTTCCAACAACAAAATTACCAGCAGTTACAGTTGGTACGTTTGCAGTGAATACAATTCCTGATTGATTTAATGAAGCTCCAACAAGAGTAAAGTCAGAGTTAGCAACATCTTTAATAACGTATTGAACGCCATTAATCAGATATGGCGCACTTGTCTCAGGAACTTTTACCGTATAAGTTGCTGTCCCAAGAACAGGATTTACTGGAAGATCTCCAGTTATGCGCTGTACTTTTACTTGCTGGCCCGTTTTTCTGCTGGTTAAAGTTTCATTGACCAGAATTGCTCTGTCATTATTTACGTTAGCAGTACCGTTAATAGTGCCGCTTGCCGCAGCAAATGTCCATGTGTTACCAAGAACAGATGTAATTGTATAAGTTCCGCTTGGGACATCACCGCTAACAGTGCTAAATGTTATGTTTTGACCAACATAGCGATATAAACTTACATATCCTTGAGTCTCAACAACAGTGACAACATGAGTTGTAGCGTCTACTGTGTATGCTCTAAGAATATAATCTGGAAAATTGTAAGTTAGCTCGCCAGTTTCTGGCTGAAAAATGTAGCCATTTTGACCATCTACAATCATTAATTGTAGACCGTTGTCTGCCATGGATACGCATCCAGCCGTTGTATTTATTTGTCCTATGGATACATAGGTTCCATCAGAATAAACTTGATAAAGCTGATTATATGCAACTACAAATAATGCGTTTCTGGCTTCCCACCACCACATGCCGCGAACAGGCTGATTTCCAAGGCTTGTAATTAATTTAAGCCCAGGAGTTCCATACGCGACAAGATTGGATTTATCCTTTTCCGCTTTAACTTCTAGAAAAAGATTCTGGCGTTTCTGAGCAACAATAGATTTTGATCTACCTTCTACTCCTGGACCTAGAACCGATAGTTGTATGCTTTCTGGCATGATTAGCGTCCGTAGCCGTCTGAGTAGATATTGTATCTCAACTGTGACGTATTCATGAGAGCTACATCAGTCCGCAATGTTTCAGTTCGCTGATTCATTCTTTTCAGACGCTTCAATGCGCTAATGCCAAGCTGTACGGTAGTTTGCCGCATGTCGAACTGATATTCTTCAGCAATTCTGACTGCAAGATTGAAAACAATGGCTTCCCAGTAACCTGGAGGAAGTTCAATGTAAGCCGTAGGATCAGCAATAATTGGCAATGGCTTCCAAGACGTAATCGTGATGGTCCCAGGAGAAGTGCCAGATTGTGCGTTTGGCGCATAAACAGGATAAATATACGCTTCAGCAATCGGAAAGCTAGGCTGATAGTACAAGTACCCTGGAAAGTTAGTGCTAAGAGTTTTGAGACGAATCGCGTTGTAATCGTCATAGTTCAGAACTTGCATCGGATAATCGACTGGCAAGGAACTATTTGTTAACGTTAGATAAGCGCCAACAATCTTCATTGGCCGAACTGTGTTCCAGTTACCGCCAAGACCAATAGTGTACGGATTCTGATTAGCAACTAACGGAAAGGTTTCCCTGATGACTTCATAGAGCATTAGCTCATCAAGCGACCAAGAGTCCAGCATTCTGTTAAGAGACTCCAGGCCGTCAGTCAATTCAGACGCGGTTAGATCCGTATCAACAGATGACACTTGGATCAATCGCATTGCTGCCCGCACTAGATCATTGCCAGTGTATAGCTGACCTACGTTTGCAACAGTCTTTGTTTGTAGCTCATACGGCGCAGTAGATGCCCAAAGATTAGTGTCATTTTGCCAATAAACAGCAGACAATTCCCAGATGTTGCCAGCAATCTGCCAGATGTTTTCAATAACTGGAGTGCGGATAAGATTTCCACCGCCAAGAAGAATATCGTATTCAATAGCGCCATCTAGAACAAAGAACTCAATCATGTCATCAACTAGATCAACTGGAGATGAGATGAATTGAGTGCAAGCCTGATCTGAGTAGATATTTACTGGCGCAAAAGTGCCGTGATGAAAGACCTGATACTTGCAGTCCCCAAGTTGACCGCCAAGAGGA